GGAATACGATGCAGATGGCAACCTACTAGCCAACCAAGTATTGGTGAGCGTTGGTAGGCAAAATGGCAAGAGCATTATCGTGCGCGCTATCGTAGGCTGGCTGCTAGACGTTGGGTGGAAGGTGCCAGCGTTTGAGCATTACAAGCATATGACGATGGCTGCTCACGACGCTAACCAAGCGCGTATCCCATACGACCTAGTGCGTAGAGATGTGATTGCATTCGCTGCTGTATGGGGTCATGGCAGAAGTGCAAAGAGCCAGGAAGGTAGAAAGGTAGCACGCGCTACCATGTATGGCGGTATCGAATTAAACGGTATCGTATTGCAGACTGCCAGTAATCGCGCAGACAGCGGACGCGGACACACTAATGGATTGATTGCGTTCGATGAAGTCTTGACACAAAGAGACTTTGGAATGCACAGCGTGCTGGTGCCATCATTATCTGCTGTGCCTAACAGTCTGCTACTAATGACAAGCACAGCAGGATTTGCAGACAGCGTTGTACTGCGTGCTTATTACAATCAGTTATATCGTCAGTCTACCAATGCAGAAAGACATGACCCAACGTTTATGGGTCTATGGTGGATGGCAGAAGATGATGACGTTGGCTTAGACTTTGAGCAATTATCAAAGGCTAATCCTGCGCTTATGGACGGTAGACTATCTCGAAAGTCAATTGCACTAGAGTACGGAATTCTACCCAAAGGCAATTGGGTACGCGAGCGATTGAACAGATGGGCGGACGAAAGAGTAGACGCACCATTCTCAATTGCTGCATGGGGTCAGTGCAGAGTATCAGAGCCATTGCACCCAAGTATGGTTACAGATGGCTACGTCATTGGCGTAGACGTTACTAGCAATTGGACAGAAGGAACCATTGTTGTATCTGCACAGCGCAACGATGGCAGGATAGGAATTGAAGTACACAGACACCTAGAGGCCAGGATTGACAGACCATTAAAGGCGTCAGATTTCCTAGTTGAAATTGCTAATGTTGCTGCCAAGATTAAGGTAGACGCGATTGTATACCCTGCTGCATGCGCGCTGGCACCAGCATTTGAGAGACACGCAGTGGAAGCACAGTTACCGTACAAAGCCTTACAGGGTCCAAAGCAAGCGCAGGCATGCGCTGACTTTGCGGAGGCAGTAACATCAGGTAGGCTGGCGCATGATGACCCATATTTGGACAGTCAAATTGCAGGAAGCCAAAGACGCTTTGTAGGTACAGAAGGCGCATGGCGTTGGGCAATTGCTGGTAATCCCATTACTGGTACAGTTGCTGCGACACTAGCCAGTATGGTTGCTGCTGGCGCAATTGCACCAGTGCAAATCTTTATTTGACTAGCCTATAAGGAAGGTTTATACTACAGAGTAGATGGGGCGCAATAAGCACCGAAATACATCGAAGGCAATACAAAAGAGAGACAGTGCCGTTCCTACCCTTGCAGGGTGGAGCGGCAATTCTTTTGTCTCAATGCTATCAATTCCCTCTGGCGCCTACCCATTAACGGTAGTTGAGGCTGCGGGAATTAGTGCAGTCAGGCGTTGTGTCTCGCTAATTGCAAATGGAATTGCAGGACAGCGCTGGACAGAATGGATTGGCACAGAGCAAATTAAGCCAGTCTCGCGTATTGTTCGCAGACCCGCTGCCATCATGTCAAGGCGTGAATGGGTATGGCGCGTTGTCGCATCAATGGCGCTTACGGATATAAGTTATCTTTATATGACTGGCGGAGTAGATGACGAAGGCGTACCCGGAAGTCTAATTCCGCTGCCACGCGAGGCTGTTCTACCGTCTGGATATATTGACCCATTTGGCGTATTCCCTCCGACGAAATATACCATTAGCGGTATACCCGGAGAGATTAGCAGTGAATTCATTGTGCCTATGCGTAGTGCATTTTGGCCCGGAGTGCCTCCGCACTTGGTAGGAATTCTACAGATGGCGCGCAATACAATGATGACAGCGCATGCCTCTGATAACTACCAATCGCGTTTCTGGCAAGCGGGAGGCGCACCAGCAACGCAGATTACTACAGACCAGGAATTGACAGATACCCAAGCGCAGGACATTGGCGCACGTTGGCGGGACCGTAGAGCCAAGGGACCGGACTTTCCTGCTGTGCTAGGCAAGGGTGCCAAGGCAGAGCCTTGGGGCGCAGACATTGCTAACACTTTGGCTGTTGAGGCTAAGCGGGAAATATCCGTGGAAGTGGCAAATTTGTTTGGTGTGCCCGCACGGTATCTTAATATTACTCCTACTGGTTCCAGTCAGACTTATGCCAATCTAAATGACGAAGCGTTGTCATTGGAACGATTTACACTGACAGGATTTACAGACCCAATTCAAGATGTTGTGTCTGATTTGCTGCCAGACCCAATGGACGATGAACGCTTTATGTTGATTGATATGACGCGACTAACGCGAGCAGGACAGGAAGCACGTTTCCGCGCATGGGCAATTGCATGCGGAAATAAGCCTTGGATGATGCCTGATGAAGTCAGAGCAGAAGAAGGCATGGCACCCAATCCTGACATAATGAAATTGGAAGAAGCGCAAGTTAAGGGTAGCGAAGCAGCAGCAGAGTCCTTCGCTAATCGTGCTGCTGGCAGCACAGAGGAAGCACCAGAAAAGGAGACTGCTGATGCCTGAGCATAGGACTACGACACTTGGAAATATCCAAGTGCGCGATATTGAAGGCTCGCCATCCAAATTTGAAGGGATGGCAATTCCATATGGCGAAGTAATTGATGTGTCATATGGCAAGGAGCGATTTGTCCAAGGCGCGTTTGCTTCTATGGCTGCTGCTATTAATAGTGGCGAGCGTATCGCCTATCTTAATAAGCATGGCGTTGATGGCGGTATTCCCGTTGGCACCATTAACAGTTTGAATGAACGCAGTGATGGACTATATTTCGCTGGCACTTACATGGAAATGCCAGAGGCTGTGCAATCTCGCAACCAAGTTGCGAATGGAATTAATGGTGTCTCCGTTGAATTTGTGCCAGGAAAGTTTAGGCGCAAGGGAGATATAATCGAGCATTATAGTGATGCTCGATTGGCAGCAATCGCAGGCTCTTATGCGCCAGCATATCGCAAGGCGCGAGTAGCACTAAGGAGCGTGGCGCGAGCCACAGAAGGGACTAGGGGAATGCCCGGTCTGGCAACGTCTGCGCTCACTGAGCGACGTAGCACCATTACGCAGCAGATTGCCACCATTCGTCAGGTGGCAGAGGCGGAGTCGCGTAGCCTTGACGATGGCGAGAATAGCGAGATTGAGACGCTTAATCAGCGCATCGTGAATATTGATGCGCTTATTGCGGACTCTACTGCTGACGCACAGCGGAGGGACGCAGAGCGAAATTCTCTCCCTCGCGTGGCTGTGGGTGCCCCAGCGCTCACCACGCGAGCGGAGAGTGTTTATGGTCCCCACACAAAGCATTCCTACTTTAGCGACATGCTCAATCGTGACGCTGCTGGTGTTGAGCGTCTGCACAGGCATCGTGCTTTGGTTGCTGATATCGCGGGACAGATGAATAGGGCAACGGATAGTAGCGACCTTGTGGGCGCATATCCTACGACCTACTACCCTGACCTTTATGTGCAGGACATTGCGTACTCTGGTCCGCTGTCAGCATTCTTCGCAACGACAACGATTACTGCGCCTAACCCAATCTCGCTGCCTACGTTTGGTGGCGCTGTTGGTGACACTGATGTGCAGACCGCAGAGAATTTGCCAGTGGCAAATATCGACATTAGCACTGCTCCGCTGGCGCTGACGCCTAAGACGATTGGTGGAGAGTCTATCGTCTCGCGTCAGGCTGTTGATGGCGCAAGTCCAGGAACAGACGTTATCATTGGCACGCAATTGCGTGAAATGCTGATGCGTGATACGGAGCGGGAAATTGCGCTGGTTCTTGAAGCGCTACCCGCGTCTGGCGTCATTCCTGACACTGCTGGTGTTGGTGGCGCTGGTGCTGACTTGCACAATGGTATTGCTGGCATCCTTGGGCAATACTACGCTGGCGCTGCTGCTGGTGGACAGGGTGCGCGTATGCTGCCAGCAGAAGCCGTCTTTGTGAATGCTACCGATTGGGGAAACCTTGTTGGTGCTACTGATGCGTCCGGCCGTCCGCTGCTGGCGTATGTCAATCCACAGAATGCGCTAGGCCAGCAGGGTGCAGCAGGTTTCCAGAGCGCTGTGATTGGTGGCGTGCCTGTCACGCCAGCATGGGCATTGCTTGCTGATACTAACGAAGTCGTTGCTAGGCGCAACGATGCACGTCAGTGGAAGTCTGCTGTGCTGGATATTCGCCTGATTGAGCGCGAAGGTCCGCAGTCAATTGTGTTCGCCATTTGGCAGTATTTCGGTTTCGCAATCCTTGAGCCAAAGGGTGTGCGTCGGTACACTTATACCAACGTCTGATATAAGTAGAATTTATAGAGGCAGTGCAGAAGGAGTCATAATATGACACGCAAGAGAGACGCTGACGACACCCAGGATTATCAGCAGGAATTGGACATTGCCAAGGATATTGCTGATACTGCGGAGTCTGAGACGCCAACGTCAAGTGATGTTGGCAAGCAGACGCTGACGAAGGCGGACCTTGGGTATGACCCGCGTCCGCCAGTCGATCCGCCAGACGTGCCAGAGGGTCTAAAGACTCCAAGGCACCCTGATGACCCGTCTGGTGACCCTGAGAACCAGAAGGTTAATGTAGACCTTCCTGACGCTTCCTGATGCCTCTAGCACTGACTGGCGCAAGTATCATTTCATTTGTTGGCGTTAAAGTACCGTCACCAGATGAAATTGCATGGGCGGACGCATGCGCCAGTGCAGTGTTGGCAGGAATTACCACGCGATTAAATGGCGCGGTAATTGACGACATTAGCATTGCTAATGAAGAATTGAACGTTGCTGCATTGATTGCTGGTGCAGAATGTTACAAAAGACGCGAAGCCACGTTTGGGCTTACTGGCTACGCAGATATGGAAGGCGCAGCAATTCGCGTGGCGCGAGACTATTTGGCTGGTGTTGCACCTATGATTGATAGGTATAGCCAAGGTCCGGGCATTGGATGAGTCTTGCAAGTGCTCGTGCGGAATTGCTCGCTGCAATTGAAGCAGCAAATATAAAGGCATATTATGGCAGTGGCGCGTTCACTACGCCTTGTGCCCGAATATTTCCTGCTAATCCTTGGGTCGGACCTTCCTCGCTGGCAGACGGTAAAAGAACACAGCGATGGGAAATTTGGGCATGTGCTGGTCGCGTTGACTCTGGCGCTACTTATGATGAATTGGAAGCGCTAGTGCAATCCATTAGTAACGCGACAGAGAATATGCGTAATTGGTCGCGTATTAATTGGGATAGGCCAGTTAATGTCCAAATGGGTGGAGTATTATATTCCGCCTGTCGCGGAGTCACAGAAACGAGGGAGATGATTTAAATGGCAACGCTGCTGTTCATTAAGTCTGCGCTAGTGACAATTGCTGTCGATGAAGGTCTAGCAATTTCATTCCAAGGTAACTTGCAAGACGTGCATGTTGAAGTTACTGCGGGAGACGTAGTTGACTATCCTACGTTGGATGGCGAAGTTGCTTCCAATGTTGGTAAGGAAACATATGCGCTTGTGATGGCTGGCGCACAGGATTATTCCGCTGACGGTCTGGCGCGTTTCCTTTGGGATAATAAAGGAAAGGTTGGCACTGTTATTGTCAACGCGCATGGACAGGAAGCAATTGCGAGTGATGCCACGCCATCAGTTGAAGGCACTGTGACTCTGGTTCCTGTGCAATATGGTGGCGCTGTTGAAGAATTCGCAGAATTTGAAGTCACGCTGCCATTCACAGCAGAGCCAATTTTGAACATTGGCACGCCAGCGCCTTGACAGAAAATACCAGCGGACTTGAATTACTAGGCGAAGAAGAAGTTAAACGCGCTCTAGAAAAAGTCCGACAATTCAATGTATTAGCGGCGGAAAGCGGAGCGATAAACGCTCTGCTTCCTGCTGTTAAGGCTGGTACTCGCAGACAATTTGGTTTGCTACAGGCAGGGTGGCAAGCGAGCGCCAGCAGTTTTATTAACACAGTACCGTATGCTGTAGTCCAGGAATTTGGCGGCATTTATGTTGACGCTACTAATGCAATCCTCCATGCTTGGGATAGCAATAGTGAAGCCATTATAAATGCATTTAATACGGAGATAGACAGTGCAGCAAGCCAAGCAGGATTTGACACTTAGTGAAATTCCTCCAATACGCAAGGTGTCATTAAACCTTGCAATGGTGGATGCGTCTAAGATTTCACTAATTGACGCAATTGACATTGCGCGTGTCTCTGGCATTGATACCCATAAATTTAGCCAGACGCTTGCTGGTGCTGACGCTACAAGTAAAGCCAAATTGATGTATGCATTTGCTTGGGTAGTTGCTCGAAGAATTGAGCCAGGAATTACTTGGGATGAAATGCTTACATACGACCTAGAAGTAATTGGCACGCCAATGACAGCAGAGGAAACAGAAGCAGAAGCGCAGAAGGCGCGTGCTGTGATGGGTGTCGTTAGGCTGGCAGGAGTGACGCCAGACGTAGCGCGTAATTTGAGCATGGCAGAAGTGCAAGCAGTCATGCCACAAAAGCGGAGGCGAGCGCGTGGCTAACCCATCACTGACTGTAAATGTCAAAGGCGATACCAGTAGCCTAGACGAAGCGCTATCTGGCGTATCTGGTAAGATTGACGGTTTCGCTGCCAACCTTGCTAACCCAACAACCAAGTTGGGTAAGATGGCAGAAATGGGTGTCAAGGCTGCCAAGGTTACTGTTGACCTAGCAAAAGATGGCGCAGATGCTGCTAAGTCTAATGAACAATTCGCGCAGTCAATGGAGCAATTAGGCGTTGCTACTGGCGATTGGGTAGCCAAGACTGATGCTGCAATTGCCGCTGGTGCCAAGTTAGCCTTTACCGATACAGAAGTCCAAGGCGCATTAGTCCACCTTACAACGGCAACGGGAGACTTGGACGCAGCAATTGCAACATTGCCCGGAGTAATGGACATTGCGCGTGGCGCGCAGGTTGACTTGGGTACAGCAGCAGATGCAGCAGCAGTTGCAATCAATGGTCAGGACGCACCATTGAAGCGTATGATGAAGGGTCTAGAGTCTGGCGCTACTGCGATGGACACTCTAAATACCGCAATGCTCAATAATTCGATGCAAGGCGATATTTGGGCAACGAGTGCAGAGGGTCAGGCAGAGCGCGCGCGCATTGCAATGTCAGAGGCTGGCGAAGCAATTGGCACCAAATTGTATGAAGCATTTGGTGCAATTCGAGATATCATGTCGCCAGTAATGGAAGCGCTTGGACCGTTCATGGATGCTGTGCGCGAATTGCTAGATGTGATTATGCCCGCGCTTAATCCATTGATTAAATTGTTTGCGGAATTCCTAAGCAGAGTGGCATACGCTCTTAGTCAAATTATTACTTGGGCAACCAAGGTACTGACATTCGTTAGTGATTTGCTGGCGAAATTGCAGGACGTTAGAGACAAACTTGACGAGATTATGCCTGACTTTAATATCCTTAATGGCGAAGGATTGATTGGACGTAGCGACAGTAGAGGATTTTTCCAAGAGCGCGATTGGATGAATAAGAACGGATATACACAGGGTCCGACTGGTAAGTCTGGCGCTGGTGTTGGAAGCACTATGGCTGCGCCTATGAATATGACAATTAACATTCATGGCGACCCTGCTGTAATTGAAGCGAAGGTTGCAAGCGCAATTCGCAATTACAACAGACGCAATGGCGCTGGTGCTATCTTTAGTCCAGGACGCAGTTAAATGACAGATGTAATGCCATTGCCTCCGCTGCCAGCAGTAGGAACAATTGGCGTTGAAATCTTCGGTCCTGACTCTGGCTCTGCGAAATGGGACGTAGCGCTTTGGGACGAAGATGTGTGGGCATCACTAGGCTGGCGTGATGTGACACCAGAGTCTGTCAATGTAGAAATGACATGGGGCGCAGATGACCCGTCAGGCGTTTTAACTGTTCCTGCTGCTGGTGGCTGGACGATTACTACATATGACCCTGAGCGCAAATTAGACCCAAGTAATGGCGCAAGTGAATTTGGCGCAAGTCTTAGGCCGGGTAGACCTATAAGATTGACTTATATTGACCCGGAGACTGCTGCTGTCACGATAGTCCATACAGGACTAATTGACGAAATCAAATACAACATCAAAGAGCAGACAGGCTCTATGACTGGCACCGATGGAATTTCGCTGATGGCTAATGCGAAATTGCCACCAGACCAGCACCTAGATGTTAATATGCCAAAGACGCTGCGAGCGCGCACGGCATATCTTCTAAAGAAGGCTGGACTACAAAACCTAATTAAGTCTGAGATTGCTACAGACTTTAAGTCATATGCATTAACTACAGTACCGCTACATTACTGGCGCATGGGTGGCGCTGTTGGTGGCAGTGGCGCAATGAAAGATATTGGAAGCCAACCATTTAATGGCGGAAATACATTAACAGCAGCAGTGGGTGGATTAGTTGCTGTTGATGACAAGGCCACGTTATACAATGGCGTTGGTGCGCTTTCGTTTGTTGCTGGTGCTACTGGCGTAATTCCTTGGAATGTTGGCTGGACAGCAGGGTGCGCCTTGCAAGTGCCATCAGTCCTAACTAATGCACAGATTATAATGACGTGGCCTATTGCCAATACTATGCAGTTGCGTATTGATATAGCACTGCATGTTGTCGTGATGGAATACGGTACAAACGTTGTTAAGTACACAAGCGTTGCGACAGTTAATCCAGACGCTATAAATACAGTTTATATCTCGCAGACTGATACGGAGATAATTCTCTACATCAATGGCGTGGAGGAACGCACTGGCGTTCCACCATTCACTACAACGATTGTGAATACACAGCCATTTAGGATTGGTGGCAACGGAAATCTTGCAGAGAATTTCATCGTTGACGAATTCCTAATGTGGAGTAGGTCGCTATCAGATATCGAGATTAAAAACTTTCACGATTTGGCAATGGGTACGATTGGCTCTTATGACCCGCCAGTCGGACCAATGATAGAGAATGAAGCGTCAGTTTGGTCGCACATAATGAATGCTGCCTATGACGCACTATATGCAGTTTGGATAGATAAAGAAGCAACGCTACGTTTTCGTTCGTTTGGTAATCCACGAGATAATGGCTTTGCTGTTGGCAAGGATGCTATACCGATTTCTAATATCGAAGTACAGGCAGGACTAGCCAACGTTTATACACACATTGTCGCATACGATGAATTGTCGCCAGACGTGCCAGTGATTGCATACGACCATAGTAAGTCTGCAATTTACGGAGACATTTCATTGCGTCGTCAGTCACCAGTACCGAATGCTAGACTGTGGGCGGATAGCGTATTGGCTGATAGGTCTGGTGCAGCACTACAGTATGTGCCAGGAACAATCTACCCGCAAACATCAGAAGATTTGTACGCACTGCTCGATTTGGGCATGATTGATATTATGCACATCAGAGCGACAGACACAGTGCTTCCTACAATTGATGTTAACGCTAGGGTACTTGGAGCGAAAATCACAGCAGACACAGGCACAGGGTGGACAGTGCAAGTGTCGTCATATATTCCGGGTAGTGAATGGGATGAGGCCGAGACTATTCCGCCAGTAATTCCGCCAGTAATTCCGCCCGGTACTGTGACGCAAATTGTAACTAGATATTATAACTGCACCAAGAGTACAGCAGTAGCGCGCACGTCTGGCGGTAGTTACTATGGTGCGGGTAAAGATACAGAATTGCCAATTGGTGCATGGCAAGGCTGGCGCTATCGCACATTCCTAGACTTTGATGACATTCCTTGGAGCAAGGTTGTATCAGTAGAGAAATGCGAATTGCTTATAAATGTCACTACACAAGTACAGGTTGGATTTGGTAGCGCACCCAAGGTTGTAATTAAACGAGTCACAGAGTCTTGGTCCGAAGGTGGCGCGTCAGGACAGGCATATAATAACGCTACCATTTACCCGGGTCCATCCTGCACGTCTACAGGCTCTGTGTCGCGTGGAGTGACGCGCACTGAGAATGCTGGTGATACACTGGCGCTGACTGAGATTGCACGCGCTTGGTTCAATGGCAGTAAGCAGATGGGAATTGGTCTGTTCTCTGCTGGCGAGGATAATACCAAATACACAACAGAGATTTGGCCGCATGAGAATTCTACAGAAGATAAGCGTCCTAAGTTGAAATTGACACTTAAGGTCACAGTGTGATATCATTAGGAACGCTACCGGGTGTCGATCGCACAGTCTCCGCCCGGTAGCCTCCCTATTTATTAGTACAATTTATAGCGAGACTGTGCGGGAGAGACTGAGATGTGCCTGAGCCTCTAGCACGAATACTTTTGCCTCCCTCCGAACGTTCATGGGAAACGTTCGCAGAAATGGTAGAGCCTACCGTACCGTCACTTATTGGTGGCGGTATTGTTGCTTCCTCTGGCATGACGCTACTGTTTGCCAAGCAGGGTACAGGCAAGGGTACTGTGTGTGCTGCTGTCTGCGCGAGGCTGGTACAGGAAGGCTACAAGGTATTAGTCGTCGATTGGGAGAGGCATCCAGAAGAATGGTTCCCAAGAATTCGTGGACTATTAAAGCCTGAGCAATGGAGCATGGTAGCGCATTGCAAGGATGATTTCCTAGAGTCTGATATTGTCAGAGCATTCGAGACAATCCAGATAGCGATACAAGACTTTGGCGCTACTGCAATTATCATCGACTCTTATGCATTCGCTGTGCCACAAGTAGCCAACAAGAGCGTTGACCCATTGCAAGTCCAGGCACTGCAATTTGCCAAGACGGTATCCAAGTTTGGAATACCGGCGTTGGTGACTACCCATGTAACGAAAGCGCCGGGTAGGAAAACAGAGCCATACGGGTCTGTGTATTTGCCCGCTGCTGCTCGCCTTACATGGGGTCTGACTAAAAGCGAAAAGTCCCAAGGCAATGAATTGGTTGTTGAATTGACGCATTACAAAGCCAATTCATTTCCTACCCAAGCCACCAAAGAGATAACCTTCTACTATAACGACGACGATATAATTACCAGTTATAAGTGGGACGATGTAGGGGAAACATTGGTGGCGCGCATTAAGGGTGCGCTTGCTCAATTGGGAATTGCGACGTGGCAGGAAGTACATAAGAATGTGCAAATGAAGTACCGTAAGGAATTCATTAATGCACAAAGCGTCAAGGTCACTTTGTACAATCATTCCAAGCCAGAGGGTCCGCGAACGTATCTATTCGATAGAGTAGATGGCGGATTTTGTCTTAAAGGCACCAAACGGTAACATGGAGGTATATAAGGAATAGGTATGTGTTACTGCACATAAAAGGTAAAAACGGTAACATGGAGGCTGTGTAAAAGGTGAATAAAGCAGAGCGTAGATGGCGTGCATATCTAAAGTGTAAGCGCCTAACGGAGCAAGGATATGGTGGCAATTCTGATTGGCACGACAGACAATTGCGACAGGCATTCGCTATTGAGGAAGCATATGGTGGCTTTGATGCAGAGCGAGATGCGGACGCTGGTATCGCGGGAATAACCCACAAGGATGTGCGAGACGCAGCATGGACTATCGTAAGACGCGAGAACATGGAATTGCGCGAGTCGCACCCAAGGGTATACAATTGGGCGCGAGCCTACATCGACAGCCTAGAAAGCCAGGAGTGATATAAGCGTGGTTTATAGAGCAGAGGCAATCACACAGCAGGATGGCTCTAGCCAAGCCAACAGCAATTGCCGCATGGCCGCACTAGCCACAGGACTAGACTACGATACGCTTGGCAAGAAAACGTCTACTGGCGCAAAGATGCGTTCCTACTCTGGTGACCCGGAGGGAGGCACTAGCAGTGATGATGCAGAGCAAGCGTTTAGACACTACAGCGAGACGCTCCATGTCCACGATGGCGAGCCTTGGAGCAATGTGGAAGATGCGCTTAACGCAGGACGCTTGGTACACATTGATGTCTGGTCCGCTACCGCTGGCGGACCTTGCTGCAAGAGCGCATGCGGACACACAATGGCAATTGCACCAGAGCGAAACAGCGAAGGCAAATGGCTGGTTAGTGACCCTTGGTGCAAGCCTCCCAAGTGGGTCTGGTGGAGTGCCAGTAAACTAC